TACCATTTGATATAAGAGTTTCATAGTCGTTAATAGTTTTTATGTAATTTGAAGATTCACTTCCAGTTGTATCAAAATATAATGCATTTCCTACACCTGATATTCTTGTATGACCTGCTACTTCAAGCTTAGTTGAAGGGTCTCCGACTCCTATACCGACATTTCCCTGTTCATCAATTCTCATTCTTTCAGTAGGACTTGCAGAATCTGCATTTGTTAAGAATGCTAATCCATGTCCTGAACCAAAAGATGATTCTGTCATAGCTTTTATAGATGCACCAACAGCAGGATAATTACCTGAAGTATCTTCTGAATAAAATTCTATTGTACCTATTGCTGTGTCAGCAGTTCCTGATGAATCATCAGTTATTCTTAATACTGGTCTTGTGTCTTTAATTTCTAATTTAGTTGATGGTGATGTTGCCCCTATACCAACTCTATGATTATCTCCAGTTATATTTAATACATAAGCCAAAGTACCACTACTATCTTCTGTACCGAATTGTAGTTTACTTCCATGTGCTTGATTTCTTATTAAAAAATTACCAGTCTTATTTTGCATCCAAGTATTTGAAGAATCATGAAATATTTCTAAATCATTACTTTCTCCAATAGATAGCTTTTGATTATCATTTGCTAATTTAACTCTCGCATCATCACTTGCATCTATTCTTATAGCAGTTTTAGTAGTGCCATCGTCATTAACTTGTATAAATATATCTTGATTATTTGAAGTATTTTTAATAACCATAGCACCTGCACCTGCATTCTGAATAGTAAGCCCATCATTATAATTAACGATATATGATGTGGTAGAAGTTCTATAAAGTCTTAAATCTTGGTCTGCACCTATGCTTAATTGTTGAGTATCATTAGGCAGTCTTATTCTACCCTCTGCACTTGCATCAATTCTAAGAGCAGTAAATGCAGAGCCACCATCATTTACAATAATTTGCATATCTGCATCTGACGATTCATTTGCTATTGTAAACATATCACTAGAAGAACTACCAAAACCTACATAAGCTTTTCTACCATTACCAGTTCCATCAGGAAAATACTCTATATATGCATGGTCTGTACCAACCAGCTCAAATAAACCAC